AGGGTTGTTTAGTTTTGGTACAACCCCATAAACCAAATTTTTGTTTTTGTATCAATTAAGCAATTGCTGCATTAATAAAATACATACAAGTAACATCTACTAATTTTTGGTCGTATTTATCAGTAACACGAATGAAGTCACCTTTACGATCCCAAGTTTCTCCACCTTGACTCATTAGATTTTGATCAACTAAACGATGTGCTTTATTTTGATAAGTAAATCCGAATGAACGAGATTTCAATGTTGGTTTTGTTTCGATATAACCTACCCAAGCATGTTTACCCCAAATCTCTGCAAGTGCATCTGTTCCACCTTCAACAGCTGAATTATATTGAGCTTCTGGAATTATAATTTGTTTAATTGAAGGAAATGCAGTAATAATAATCTTTTTCATTGACTCTGCATCTACCATTCCAACCTTAACACGATTTTCAAAATCTGTATGTTGTAAAAGAACCATCCAAGTTTGATAAGAAAATACTAGTGTGTTTGGTTTTTTACCAGTAGAAGTACGTACTGCTTCAATACCAGTCTTAAGGTCACCAAGTGGGTCTGAATTTGCATAATCACTCCATTGGTCAGTACCAGAAAGAGTAGTATTGCTAGTCATAATAGCAGTATCTTGCATCATATCAGCAAGTAACTTTTCTTTAATAACTAACATACGATCAACAAGATTTTCTGTTGCATCCATTTTTGGTTTGATAGGAAGATCAGCATTATCAATTTCTTCCATTGTTACTAATTCTTTAAGCGCATGTTCTTGAAGAGAATAATGATCTCCTAGACTAACTGTGTGATTAACTTCATTAGTATTAGCACCTTGAGCACGAATTGCATTTGTAATCCTTAGATTATCCATACCGTAAGTTGCAATTTGAGCAGTGTCTTTTTTTACTTTTATTATAGGCAAAAGTTTTTCTGCCACGTATTCCTCGTTCTTATAAGCTAACGAAATGTTAGTTAGTAACGGGCTAACGTATAAACCTGTTTTTTTAATCATAATTTTAAATTAAAAGGAAATAAATATTTACCGTAATTAAGTTACAGTAGGATATAGGAAAGGATTAACAAGTACAGGAGCAAGTTCATTTGAAACTGTAGTTGCTTTTAATAGGTAACCAACACAATATTGGTTTTGAGTTGTTGTAGCTAGACCACCTCCACCAGTAGAACCAGTGATAGCGTCTCCTCTAGAAGATGCAGCAAGGATTTTAACCATTGCTATTCCAGACATGATTACTCCAACTTCGTCATCAGCTGTGTCAGTAGCAATGTTATCTGATACTCCGATAATAACAGCAGAAGTTCCTGTAGCTTCGATTACCTCGTTAGCTCCAGTTCCTGCAGTAACAAGAACATTTGGTGCAACCGCAGTTTCTTGTTCATATGTGCTTGTAATAAGCGCTTTTGTTTCAATCATAATTATTGAATTTAATTGTAAATAAAATTTTGTAAACTAATATTGTTTACCTTTACTAGCTTTTTCTGCTAATTCAACATCGTTTTCAAGTACTTTTTCCATAGCTTCTGAAAAGGTAATTTTCTCTGTCTTAACCATTTCATTAGCTAAAGATGTTGCTTTTTCGCTAGCATCACCAGCTTCTCCTTTGTCTGCACCTCCATATTCACCTAAATCAACTGATTCAAGAATATTTTGATGTAATTCAAAGTAAGCTTTTGCTTGAACATCAGATAATGTTTTAACGAATTCAACAATACCTGCTTTCGCATCTGCTTTAAATCCGATATTATTATCTTCAGATAAACAAAGAGAACTAACTTGTGATGACAAAGTTTTTTCTCTAGCTTCTGACATTACCTCTCCAAGTTTCTTAGAAACAGGAGCTAATGTTGTTTTGATGATATCTTCAACATCTGAAAGAGTGAATGAATTTTTACCATTCATTTTTTCTGCAAGTTCTTTAGCAGCATCATCTGCTACTTTTTTATCATCATCTGCTTTTTTTGCATCGTCATCAGTTTTTTTAGCATCATCTGCTTTTTCAACTTTTGCTTCTGCTTCAACTACTTTAGCATCTGCTGCGACTTTGTCGTCTCCTTCAAGTCCTTCAGCTAATGTTTTAAGAGTTGTAATTTGAGATTGACTAACTTTCTCCTCTTTAAGGAAATTATCTGCCAATGCTATAAATTGTGCTAGTTCCATATTATATTCGGAATTAGAAAATAAAAAATTCTCACTAAATGTTGGTGCTAAGTCTTTAATGACAGGTTGATTGGTTAGTGCTAAAGATCGCACTACATTGCTGAATATTTTCTTTACTCCATTGACCATCTTTTCAAATCTATGTTGTATTTGTAAACTGAAATAACGATATGCCCCAGTTTCCATAGCTTCTTTTCCTATTGGTGTATGTTTATCTATTTTACTATATAAACTGTATTGACCTTTTAATTTCTCACTCTTAGCAACTCGCATTGATCCATTTTTTAACCAAGCTAATGCCTTATGATTTCTATCGTGATTTTCATCTACTGGAATATCTGTACCTACAATCTCATTATTAAAATTACTAGCCATTTCCTCTAAATCAGCTTTACTGAATTGAAATTCTCCATATCTTAAATCTGTTTGCTTTGCAGTTGATATAAGCTCGAACTCTTTATCTAAATCAGCTTCAGATAAATCGATCGAATTGAACATATATAATGTTTTGAAGTCTTTCATAATTATCTTACAATTAATCTAATTAAAAATGGTACTGTTTTGTTAACTATCTTTGCTCCGAACTTATAAGGCATAAAGTGATGTGTTGCTAACCAATATATTGCAGTTACATAACTTTGAATAATCTTAGTTCCTTTTGGTGTATCGCTCATGGGTGTTTTTGTTAGTGACCTAAGTGCTATACACAATAACCCCGACAGTTATTATGTAGATAGCTCTTAAGCTACTATATACATTAATGTCGGGGTATTAATATCCTATGCTTTATTTAATTATATATTAATTTATAACTTTTGTAAAATTATTCATTAAATTTTCTTCTTTGCTCTCTTGCAATTTGTTCTTCTTCGTCAAGCATTTCACTTTCTATTGGATAGTAATATTCATACGATCCATGATGTAATCCAAGTCCTTTTACTGTATCGCTATTCTTACCTTCACTATTTTTACTCATTCTCTTATTAATCATTGCCACTGTTCCAATCATAAACAATGATGATGCCATTATTCCTGCTGGAGATATATCTTTACCTTTATTTGATGGCAATAATATCTTAAAAAATGTAAATCCTTTTCTTTGTGCTTCTCCTACTAATAATCCATTAAATGCAGATCTTGCATGCGTTACTGCTGATAGCCTTAATATATTTCTATTAAACGATATTTGATTAGCTTGGGCTATTGCTAATTTAACTGCTGCACCGGTACCAAAGTTTAATATCATTGCTTCTTTAATTCTACGTGGCTCATTAAAGAAAATACCTACCATATTACTCTTATATCCAGATGTTGCTGTTAATATAACTGATGATATACTAAATTCCTTTTCATTCTGATCGAATGTTTTTACTGCCATCTTAGCAGTATTCTTAAATATATCATCTTGGAATTTACTATCTATAAATTCACTTTCAAGCTTTTTAGTTAAATCATCTACAAACTTCTCTCCTTGTCTGATTAACTTTCTATCATATTTTAAAACAACTACTCCATCAACTCGCTCTGTGGGTGCTGCTTCATATATAGCTTGTACTCCTTTTCTATATCTTTGTTCATATTTTGCTACTATTTTTTCTACCTTATCATATTCAGAATCAAGAAAATTCTCAAAACCTGTAATATTAGAGGTAAATATCCTCTCTCGTTTGCTTATTTTCAGATTTTTTTTTTCAGCCAATTTAACTTCACTTAGTAATTTAATACTTTCAGTTATTCCTGAAATGCTAGTACTTAATTTCTCTACTTTTTTAGTTAACTCCTCATCTGTCTTTTTCTTTATATCCTCTTCCTTTCCAATTACTTTAGCTTCAGCTTTATTATTCTCAATTACTTTATCCTCACGTTCTTCTTCTCTTTGTTGCTTCTCTTCTTTATCTTTTTTAGCTGCTTCAAGTTCTTTCTCACTTAATTGTGGAAGTTTTAATATATCTCTAACAATATTAATATCACTATCAACTAACGATATTAAATTTTTATCTACTGCTGTTGATATAGAGTTAATGGCTTCATCCATTGAAATAGATCCAATATCGCTAACTTCTAATGTTGGATAAACATCTATATCAGTATAATTCTTATCTACTAATTCCTTAATAACAGGATTAAGAACACTTTGTATATAATTAGCTATACCTTGTAAAGCTCTTAAGAAAAACGAACTTTGATCTTTACTTAATGCGTTACTACCACCATCTCCAGATGTTAAATTAAGAAAACCAGCCAATGCAGCATCATATATCTTTCTATCGTGATGATTTATAAGATTATCAATTGCACTTGCTTTAGGATCTCCATCTGGAGTCTTAATACCCCATTCTTCGATATCTGCACTTATTCTGGCAAACGCCTGTTCATTACCTTTAATATTTTGTAGCATTTCATCTACCTTTTTATTAGATGCATCATTAGCGCCCTTTTTCATTTTAGCATATGGAATACCAACGCCAAATCTTTCAGCACTAATACCAGCTATCTTATAGAATACATCTTTATAGAACCAATGTTTATAAACTGGTCTTAATAGAGATATACCTTCAAAATTATCTCCCTCCTTTTTATTTGTAAATAGTATTAGCTTCTCCCAAGGTATCTCTGGCATGTTTCCACTATCTTTAGTCTTTTTGTTTTCATTATCATAAGATCCACATAATTGTTGTGTAATACCAGCTGGATGTCCATTATTCCAAGGCTTATCTTTTATTTCCCATAAATAAAGAGATGATGGAACACGAGGAGCAAACTTTTTCCATACAATCATATTCGGATGAGTCTTATCATCTTTAGATAAAAATTCAAATACCTTTTCAAACGGATAATAACCAAATTCTAAATATCCTAAAGCTTCTCTAAGAAATGATAAAAAATCTAATTTATTAAACAATGCTCTACTTACAAAATCAGCAACCTCCTTGTCTTTATCTTCTTCTCCTCCGGCTTTAATAGACCATTCAGCAGATAATAAAGGCATTTTAATAGCTTCTAATATAGCTATAATCGTTCCATCTGTTCTACGCATTTGATCATATATAGCAATAGCATCTTGCCCTTGTAACTTAGAATTGAATTCTACATTCAAAATACCTCCAAAGATGGAAGTACCTGAAGAACCATATTCTATTGTTTTACCACTTGGCTTAGTAATACCAAGAACAACTTTAGCTTTATCTATAATATTAACCATTTATTTTATCATTAAGTAATCGTGCTTTGGTGTGCATTAACTTTATCTCATTAATATCTAATCCAGCAGCACTTACGCTTTTGAATAATTGTGGTGCTAATCCTTTACTAATAATTGATACCATCCAAACTAATTCCTCCAATGTATCTCCTAATTCAATATTGTCTGATTCCATTTGTTTATTTACTTGAGCTATCTTATATGCTCTAACCTTATTTCTTAATATAAATCTTATACGTCTCTCATCTTCTGATAATTTGCTTAAGTGTTCGTTTAATGAATTTAATATCTTACGTTCCTCATTTGTTAATCCATTATGTTTAGTTTTATCTACATGATTAACTTTAACTGCTTCGTTTTTATCATTTATCATTGCTACATCGCCAACTCTAATATTTTCTTTTGGTGCAGCTTCTATTTTTCCAACCTCAGGTATTATTTTATCTATTTCTTCTGGAGTAGCATCTAATACAATATCATCTGGTACTGGTAATTCTTTTAATTCTAACAAAGCCGGTTTATATTTAGATATTAACCCTTTAATAAATTGATACTCTTTTTTCTCTGTAGCATCACATACTTGATACGTTTTTTTCTTTAACTCAAAAAAGCGATTAATTAATTTATTATCTAATTTAATATTTTCCATGGTGTTTTTGGTTATGTATTTATTTAATTATATATTAATTATTTACAAAAGTAAAATTTATTTTTCTGAATGAGTAAATACTCCTACTAATCCACTCGCTTTCATTGTCTTATTTTCACTCTTATAACATTCCTCTTCAGCTAATGACATATTGCCTTTCTTAACTTCATCTGCCAAATATTCTGAATATCTATTTTTCATTAAAATTGTTCGTTATTAATATTACCTACTGCTGTTACACCTTTACCTACTGATTCATCTGGAATACTACTACCTCCACTTCCTCTTAATAATACTCCATAAACTGCTAATGCTAGACTATCAGCAAAATCAGGAGAACCTAATCCTTCTTTCTTCATAGTTTTCTTATCTACAATAGCAATCTGACCTTTACTAGTCATATCATATCTTACTGAAGGAATCTCACCTACTAATTTACCTCGATCTATTATAGCAATCTCTCCATTTCTAAAAACTGTTCTCATATTCCAAAATATCTCTGCCTTTAAATTAGCATATACATCAGGCTCATCTGATTTATTTCCAAAATTAACAGGTATTACATTATAACCTAATTCAACTAATCTATCTGTTACTCCTCCTCCTACTCCAGTATCATCAATAACGAATGTATCAAACTCTTTACTAAATCCATATTCTTTAAATAAAATAATAGCTTTACCAGCAGTTTTCATTGTATCTTTGCCATTATGCCAATCAAGATCTACTATTTGTAGATTATCCATTACCGTAAATACAGTATTATCATCACCAAATCTCGCTACATCAATCCCTATAACATTACAACGTGGCCTAAACTTCCATTCATCTTCTTTAAATTCTTTAACTAATGCCTGCTCTACATAATTAAGACCAATCAAAGTATCAGCTCCTTCTTCTGGAAATATAGCTTCAACCTTTGCCTTATACATTGGACTATCCTCTCCCCAAGCCTGCAATCTACCCCAAGCCCATAATGGAGTTACTAGATTTTCATTAGCTATCTTTAAAACCTCTAACTCTTCAGGGTTTTTAAACTTCTTTAATTCTGATGTATTCTTTATTCCATTAATCTTGAAATTAGGAGTATCAAATACACTTATTGAAATCTTATTAAACATTCTACTCTTATGCGACTCATAGAATGGTCCATATCCAATAGTTGGATTACCAATATACAATAAATGAACATTAACAGATGTCAATGAACCTTCAACCGCATCTAATATATCTACAGGAATACCTGCAGCTTCATCACAAACTACCAATACATGCTTAGCATGAAATCCAATTACATTATCTGGATCATTACTACTAACACCAATTGCATACCAAGTCTCATCTACATCTAACTTTGTTTTAAGTAACTTACCGCCTAAATTAACTTTAGCTTTCTTATAAGCTCCTCTCAGCTCTCTCCATATCTGATTCTCCACCTGTCTGAATGTTGGAGCAGTAGTTACAACTATAGAATCTTTATGACTAAATAAAAATGCTAAAGCAGCTCTAGCAGCGGTATAAGTATTATGTGTAACTGTAAAATCTCCTAATAAATGTCTTCCATCGCCCTCTATATGAATACCATAATATTTTTCTACACCATCTTTTCTTATATCAAAACCTACATTTAAAACATTCTTTTCTTGTTTACGTTTTCCTGCTTGTTTTCTTTTTAATTTTGTAGGTATGATTGAACAATCACCACTAATAGTAACTCGATATACTTCACACTCATATCCTATTGATTTTATTCTTGCTATTCGTTTATTCACATAAGCAGCAAAACCTAATGACCTTGCAATATAAGCAATATCATAAGCTAATACTTTTCTTTTTTGTGTTATCTCAAACATATTATTAGCCATACTACCATCTGAATCTAACAACCCAGCAAGCAACACTAATCTATCTCGTCTTGATGATGTTTTATATGAAAGTGGAATATGTTTATTACCAATAATATTAAGCTTTTGCATTTGCTGTAATAATTTGTTTTCTATTCTATTTGTATTACCACCTGATATAAAATATATAGGTATTCTATTTTTTGGCTGATTAATATTTATATTTAACCCATAATTATCAGCAATTTTATAAATATAATCCTTAATCTCTTTATCAATTGTACATACTCCTAGTCTTTTTTCGCAACCATCCCCAAGCCAAATACCTAAAAAATAAGGATCAACAGTTATTTTACTAGATTTAAAAGATACAGATTCTCTAAATAATTTCCATCTTGTTTTAAATTCATTATCTTTTTTTAAATAATCTTCAATAGATATATCAATAATTGTGCCATTTGGTATCCCACCTCTATTATATTTTACACTTCCACCCTTCCTTAATGTTAACATATGACCTTTGCTACAACCAAAAGACATGCCTTTTTTAGGTTTTACTGTATACATCTGATCATATTCTGAACTAATATCTAATACTCTTCTTGGAACTGAATCCCATCCCATAACAAAATCATCAATATAAACATCTTGAATTGCTTTAGATGAACCATCAGCCATTAATATAGGTGTATCTTTTCTTAAACATTTACCACTACCATGACATGATTTAACTGTTGTACGAGTATTCTTAAATACAGATCTTGTTATTTCTTTCTGCTTCTCCCAATATGGCGTTTCTAATATCTCATCATAAAACCTTTCAGGCTTTGCTCGCATTGCTGATTGAAAGTTTTTTATGTCCATTATTTATTTTAAGTGTTAGTTGATAGCTAAAACGTAGGTATTATATTGATGAGGTTTGACTCATAGGGCAGGGGGAGTTTATCTATCGAGCAAATGATAGTAATCCTGTTGGGGTTATTTAGCATACCCTCATATTAATCTGCGCACGAACTTGATGCTATTTCAACCAAGATACTTAGGTGGATTCATCTAAATTTATATCCACTACGGCTCACTGTCCGCCACATAATACCTACATGTTAATTATCAAACTACGTTTAGTATTAATTAAATATTATTTTATTACTTCTGTATTATTTACAACATATTCTATTAATATATATACAGCTAAAGGAGTTAAAAGTCCAAATGATATAACAATAACAAATGTCCATAGTAACCATCCTAATAGAAACATTCCTAAGCTTCCGTTAAATTTTAATTTCATAGTGGTGTTTTAATTAAATTATAAAATTAT